AAAAGGATGGAACGGTGCATCTGACCATCATTCCGGGTAAGGTAAAGACCATCAAACTTTGACGGATATTGAATTGTTTGGGTATGGAGTGGGTAAATTTCAGTATATCACGGGTATTTGATGAGGAGAGCAATTAGTGTAAAATAGTTTTTACGCCTTGATGTTATAATCTTTACATAAAAGAAAACAATTCTACCGTTGAAGCTCTTACGTGGGATACCGCTTTCAAGAACATAAACGAACCAAGCGGATGGGCCATGAAAGGGATACATGAAGAAGCCTACTAATAAATCCGGCATCAATTGACATAACAAAATCGGATAACTGAAAAATTATCCGCTTTTAGTTTCTTTATTTCGAAAGAAAGATATATATTTGCAACGCTTTTTCAGAAAAGCACCCGATATTGCAGAAAAAACAGTTGCCGAAATGGCTCAGTTGGTAGAGCAATTCATTCGTAATGAATAGGTCCCGGGTTCGAGTCCCGGTTTCGGCTCAAGGGGGGTCAAAATGCTCCCTTTTTTTATTTTACGCCAATAGGCTATAAATCAATATATTACAAACCTAATCGACTGATCTTCAACGTGTTTAAGTAATCTTACTGATGATTACTTCCGTTACTGTGCATTACTTATCATTACACTGTTGAACTATTTGTGATACCAATTTGTTCCTGGTATCACAGCTGGTATCACACTTGGTATCACATTTACCATAATTAACAAATTATAAACTAAAAAGAAACAGTATGGAAACATGGAAAATCAAGCCGGTATTCGACAGAAAAAAGAAAGCAACACCGGAGAAATCAGCTAAGGTTGAAATTGAAATTAAATTCTCACGTACAGAAAGGAAATGGATCTCAACAGACATTGAACTGTATTCAAACCAATGGGATGGAGAATTTGTGGTACGTCACGCTAAATTCAAACAATTAAATAAAGCAATAACCCAATATGTAAAAAAGTTTGATGATATTATCAAAAATATAAGAAAAGAAGGAAAAGACATCAATCTAAAAAACTTTAATATTTTTTATAACGAAAAACACGTAAAGTCTAAATCGTCATTTTTAGATTTCGCTTATGACGAGTTACAAAGAAGGGATCTTAAATGGTCAACCAAACGAGCGCACCTTATAGCACTGGAAGCTCTAAAACGCTCCGGAGTAATTAAAACATTTGACGATATCACTCCTGAAAATATAGCTTTATTTGACAGGTTTATAAGAAGAGAAGATCCAACAAGAGGACAGACAACAATACATGGATACCATAAGAGAATAAAACCTTATATTAATGAAGCGCTTCGGCTTGGACTTATCGAGGACACACCTTACAGGGTATTCAAAGATAAACATGGTAGATATAAAACAAGACAGCCTCTCACAATGGACGAACTGCAATCTATCCGCAATATAGAGTTGAATGATCGACAATTACAAAAAGTACGTGACCAGTTTATATTTCAATGCTATACCGGCTTATCATGGGTTGACTTATACATGTTTGATTATGACAGATGTACTGTAGAACATAACGGAGTTGCATATATAGACGGAGAACGTATCAAGACCGGAACCAAATTTTACACACCTATACTTACTCCAGCAATGGAAATATTAAAAAAATACGATTATAAATTTACAGTCCCTACTGTACAGTCATTTAACAGAAGCCTTAAAATCATAGCTGAACTTATCGGCTTAAAAAAGCCCTTAACCAGTCACATAGCCCGGCATACATTCGCTACCACTGTTGTTTTAGCAAATGACGTACCTATCGAAACGTTGTCTAAGATGCTAGGGCACACAAAGGTTTCAGTCACACAAGTTTATGCAAAAATTCTAAATAGTTCAGTAGAAAAACATGCGGAAAAATTAAACAGTATTATATAAATCCATCCGTTGTGCTTATGAGTTATCGCTTTTAGTTCATAGGCACAACGATATCACCCTTGCCAACACGACAAGAGGTATCAGTCTATAAATGAACCTCTCTATACGTTCCATCGCATCACAGCAAGTAAACGACAAAAATACCAGTGAGGCACATCATCAGCCTGTTCAAGCAATATGTTCAACTTATCTTCTTTCATATATAAACATAAAAAAAAGCGGTAAAACCGTTGGGAATTACCGCTTAAAATTTATATAGTGTTTTCTATTTATGTTCTTCATTCACTTCATTCGATTTGTCATTTGCCAAAAAATGTCCCCGTAAAACAATTAATCCGAGTCCGATTATATTCACGGTTGTAGTAGAAAGAATAGTTATCATTATAGGATTTGGGATGCTTATACAAAAATAAGATTTAATCGCTGGTATTGATACATAACTTGCTAACACAATACATAGAACTATAAAAAGATATAAGGCAATCACTCTCAAAGACCACTTTTCAAGTCTTCTTCTTGCTTTTGTATTTTCAACTATACGATGTAGATGAATCAGCTCTTTGCTTTTTTTTATATTTCCATCGGTTGTTTCTGATTCCAATAAGGATTTAACTGTGTCAAGAATATTTAAATCTTTCTTTTTCTCTTTAAACGGCTCTGAAAAGAAGAATTTAATCCAATATGGAATATAATATCCTAAATGGATTAAATAGTGATACCATTTAATAGGTTTACCTTTCCCGAATATAGAATCAAAAATACTGGGTCCATCATTTGATCCATTCATTGTTTTATTCTATTTTTAGGTTCTATAAAATAGTTTTTAATCAATTCTTTGGGAATGGGTGTGTTCCATTTGTTTTGTCCACAAATATCCCCCTTGTCGTTTTTTATGTATAGCGTATCATACCAAGGAGAGCCTTCTTGATGCGACCATTGGGTTAAGGACAATGCACTCATATTATACATTGCATTAACCGCAGTTTTTACGAGTTCCAATGCCTTGGAATGTTTATTAAATTCGTATAATACGTCTTTGGGAAAAGAAGTAATAATCTCATCAGGATTTATTTTCTTATTTACAATAGGAAAGACCGGACCATAAGGCCATACTTTCGGAGAATCGTCTTTAAACAACAGGTTATTGGTCTCGGCATAGTACACACCATATACATAGAACAAAATCTTATTTATCTGAGTCTTGTTCAACCGAACCATATGCAACTTTTGGGCTGCATACTGAATCAATCGTGCGTAATCTGTACTTTTCAATTCCATATCATAAATATATAAAAATCCCATGAATATAACATATAAAATAAACTATATGTTTACCCATGAGAAAACAATCTTTGTAACACATTTAATTGTGTGTGCTATATTAATGTTGCAAATATATATAAAACCATTTATATAACAATAAACAATGGCAACCATTAACATTTGCAATGCAACTAATTGTTAATTTACAAATATACTATTTTAGCGGTAATTCCAACAAGTCAAAGAACGCTTCTGTTCGATTATTATTTTTCCAATCCTTTTCTGCAATGTTCACATAAGAACTTTTTGGCTACAGGAAACATCTTTTGACCGACATATCCACTGAGATATTGCGCTTCCTCTCCATAAGGATCAATCCCGAAAGCCTTGGAGATATGCCGGCACAAATGACCTTTTTCGTGGTCCCACGAATTTTGGAACTCTTCGGGGGTAGAGGTTAGTGAGATAACCATTACTGTTTCTCTTCTCCTGTAGTCCGAATAGGTTAGACCGGTATTCATTCTGCCTTCGGTCAGATTGCGATACGCACGCTTGAGGGAATCCCCCCTGCATCCTATACGGTATAGGTCCATAATGATCCGATCCGCCCAATAGGTGTGTACCGCATAATACACTTTGACGTGCCAGTCTCCATATTTCGGTATGTAGAACTCCTGAATAATCATATCACATCCGACCAGATTACAGGAATCCCTTTACCTATACAGGTGGCAAAGAACTCGTCAAATGCCCTGCAAGGATCGCCATCAATATCATCAAGGTAGCATTTTATATGCTTGCATAAGTGAGCCTCGTCAACCAATGATTTTTTATAGAAATCCGCTTTCAGCATGTTTGCGACATAAGCAACGTCATAACCCTTGTCGTGCTCAATGGTAATTCCGTTCGCTTTCAGCATATCGTCCACTTCATCTTTGCTCCACGGCTCCAGCTTTTTCTCTTTGCCCGTGGCTTCGTCTTTCACCTTCATTTTTGAGACGGCCCATTCATAAAGTTTCTTGCTGAAATGAAAGCCGTATGCTTCCAGATATTCCCTCATGCCAGATGGGAATCTGCTGTATGTATCCAATCTCTGTTCCATAACCTTTGTTTAAAAAGAGGGGCATTCCACCCCTCCACCATTAATAAAACTCACCGTTGGCGCGTCTGCGTCTGCGTTCTCCCATGTCATCCATGCGGGGATATTCAGGGAAATAGCCGGGATATCTGCGTTCTCCCATACCTGATCCTGAATAATTTCTTCCGCCATCACGGAAGCCCATGTCTCCATGAATCTCTCTCATGGCCTTTTCGTAACCGTGGCGGCAGCCTTCCTTGTAGGCTTCTTCCACCTCGTCACCTCTCATACCGAAGCCGCGTCCGTAATCGTCACGCCCTTCTTCTAATATTTCCCACATTCCCATAATCATTTCTTTGTTTTGGATGTTTCAACCACTCCGAGCTGTTCCATAAGCCGTTTGTTCAATTCCATAAGGTCAGACATGTTCTTGCTCATTTCCGCCATTTGCCCTTTCAGAGAGGATATTTCCTGCTCCTGACGTTGTTTCTCGGCAAATTCAGGGTTCAAGAGCGTAAGCATCTTGTCACACCCTGCAATGACGGAATTGTGAAAATCCATGCTGTTGATGATGTCTATGCTTTTCTGTTTCATAGAAGCGACCTCGTTATTCATCGCATCACGTGAGCATGACACTACGATATTGCCGTTCTGTCCGAAGTCGGCTATATCCATGCCGGCAGGAAGATTTTGGAAAGTCGTGTTCTGCCCGTTGATACAGACAACAACATCCACAACCATTTCCATTTGGGGCAACTGTCCCATAGGGGATGCCATAGGATATTTCGGCTTGGGAGCGGAAACGCTGACTACCGGGCCGTATTCGATAAACGGGTTAGCATCCTTATGAAGTATATATAACTGGTTATTGGTACGAAGTGATTGAAACATATTGGTTTAATTTTAATAGGGTGCCAAGAACCCCGGCACCCGTGTTAACTACTTGCTTTTGCTTGACATTGCTTCTGCCGTTGCAGCCGGAGTAGCGGTAGGTCTGTATCCGCCATTAACAAGGAACAGCTCGTTGGTGTATTTGTTATAGTGGATTTCATAAATACCGGTTCCGGCAAGGTTGGCAACCGTAATAGGCTCGTTGTTGTAAGCTAACAACGGTCTTGTATCCCCGTTGGTCCCTATCAATATAGGCAGCGTGGCAGTCGTGCCGGCAGGTATAGCTTGTCGGAGACTGATATAGAATCCCCCAACATAATCCCTGTTACGGAACGCATGGTTAGGGAGTTCAAGAGTAACATTCTCCGTACCGACTGTCACAGCCACCGTAGGAAGAGTATTGAAGTTTGCTCTTCCGATTGATGGGAATGGGAATCCTGTAAAAAAGTTAGGCCACATATCTACCTCCTTTCTTGCCGGATTAACCCCAGTAGTTGTTGCAACCACATCCACTACGTCCGTATACAGCGTCACCCATATATGCACCGTAGGCGGCTGCACGGAAACAATCTGTATTAATAGCGGTTAAATTGGGGTATTGAACACTCACAGTATTGGGGAGCTTGCATTTGATTCCATCAACATCGCTTTGTAATGCCTGCAATCCGGCTGCCAAAGGAGCAATCTGTTGTCCTACTGCACTCAGGATAGTGGCGTTCTGATTACGCTGGGATATTTCGGCTGTTAAAGTAGCCTTTTCCGCAGTAAGAGATGCGATCTTGTCCTGCAATGCCTGATTTTGGATTGCATCAAGTTTAGCAAGGATAGCATTCGTGTTGGCAGTAGCACCGTCACGCAATGACAATGTGTTTTGGTTAGCAGTGTTGATTAATGCGTTAGTTTGGTTGCACATTGCAAGCTGACTCTCGTATCCTTGTGTGGTTACAAGCTGTTTCATATCGCAGCAACAGCTACAGATCTGAGATGTCAGAGCGTTGTTACCTTGCATAATCGCAGTCAGGATACTGTTGGTGTTCTGACCCATTTGGTTACCGAGACCGCAGATTGCCTGTGATACAGAGTTAATACCGGCAAGGATTTGGTCTGAAGAGGTGTTAACAGCTTGGGCTAATGATGCAATGTCCACACCGTTCCGGTTAAGTGTCTGCATGATCATTTCTCTTCCTTCATCGGCACCCTTATTGTTGTTGCCACCGAATCCAAAGTTTCCGTTACCGAAGATGGCTGCAATCACAATCAATGCAATGATGTCCTGAAAGCCTCCATTGTTTCCGAAAAAGCCGCCGTTTCCATTTCCTCCCATCAGCCCCATCAGATAGCCTGTGTCAATTCCACGGCTCTGCAAGGACGGAAGAATGGACGCAAGCAGACCATTGTTTGCTCCGGTTCCACCGTCTTGGTTAAAAACATAAGTTCGTTCCATAAGTATTTGTATTTTGTATCCCGGTCAAAATCGACCGTTCACAAAGTACAGAATTAAACTTCTGTTATTAAATTAATTATTTGTTAAGTACTTGTTTATTCTTTGTAAATCATTTGTAATGCTCCACTTACCAATACGATATTTAAAATTATTTTTCAAGCTATTCACACGCTGTTGTGACAATCCTGTAAGACGTACAATTTCTTTTTCTGTTATACCGTTATCTATCAATGTTTTTATCAACAATGATCGTGCGTCCACACATTCCTCTTTATTAGAGCAAAATATTTCATTTTCTTCTAAGTCAGTCACTCTGCATACAATACTAAGCACAGTGCAATACAAGTCTTTAATTCTCATCTTGAAAAAAATTAAGGTTTTAAAGAACAAATACCAATAGAAATTGTTATTAGCTTAGAAAGTCGCTAACAATTCCTGTTGGTATTGTACTCCTTATCAAAGTGAGATGTGATGGAAGGAGAGCGGCTTTCTTTTTTCCTAAGCCGCAAAAGGATCACTTTTATTATATGAGTTTTTTCTATGCCACACTTCTACCTGTGGCGGATAATACTTGATGTTGCTATCTCATCTTGCACCTCCCTTCTTCTTTATCAACCAAATGACTACGATTAACAATACTAATATAACACCTATAGATAACTCTCCTAGTTCTAATTTTGTCTTCTGCCACCATGTTAATTCCTTCTCCACAGGGTAGGGAACTTCTAACTCTTTCTCCTTCTCTATATAGGCTGTATCGCAAATTGTCCTGTCACGGTAGACTATATGCCACTTGTCAACTAATACTGAATCGCCTTTCTCTTTTACATAGACAGAATCCTTAATGTGAATGGAATCACGTTCATGCACGGTAAGATAAATACTGTCAGTCCTTATTGTCTCCACCGGGACATACCTTATGCTCCGGCATGATCCAAACAGCAATAGCAATGCTATCGCTACCGCAATCCATATATAGATCTTTTGTTTCATAAACTTAACACTTGTTTTCTATTGGCACCGTCAGCTCGATAACTGACGTGCACCCATGCAAAATTGCTTTCGTTAATCAATTGATCATAGGGCAGGTTCTTGCGGATATATTCAAACAACAACTTGTTTTGCTGACGGTCTCCAGTATCAATATCAGCAGCTTCCCCTTTCATGTGCTGCGAGGTCTTGCTTCCCTTGACAGCTGCATTAAGTTCCGGACAGCGATAGCCACTGTTTATTGTTATAGGCTTTCCCCACCATGTGCGTAACGGGTCCAGTACGTTATCCACCAAGGCAGTCAGAGCAGTCACATGCTCCTGTCTGCATCTGTTGTTGATACCCAAGCGGTCAGCAGTCGTTGACTTGCAGAGTTCCGCAATTGTAAAATACTTCATTTTTTATCCTCCTTTTTATTTTCGTTGTCAAATAGTATCTGAGCCATGATCTTGGCAATATCATCCTTATTCTCGATAATCACACTCATTGTCTTCTCTGCCTTGCGCAACTCCGCTTTTTCCCACGATTTTTCACGAACTGATTTAAACTCACAGAAGATGCAGTAACCCGTCCAAATCATTGAAAAAACAGGGAAGGGGATAACCACACAACATAACAGGTCTATGAAGCACAATTCTATGAACGGGGTGAAATACTTCTTCGCTTTGACGGCTGTTTTCTTATACCCAGTGGATGTTCTTGCCTCTCCCCGTTGCTTGGCTTTCATTACTCCCGTGATAAGGTCCACTAACATCGCCCCCATTGTAGCCGCAATACACAAGGCTATAAGCACAATATGTATCATCATGTGCTCGTTGATAAAATTGTAGATTACATCTCTCATTGAAAGTAAGTTTTGAACACATTAATATGATAAATATTCACCTGTCCATAGTTGGCGTCAAATATCTTCTTGATCTCGTAGCCCAATCCATAAGACAATGCTTTCATTCTTCGCCAGTTAATGGAACGCCAGTTCATATTATGTTCCTTTGCCCAACGCTTGATACTGTACCATTCTTTGGATTCATCAAGTTGCTCGGTCTTCTGTTCTATTTGTTTCTGTTGCTCCTCAATCTTCATTTGCTGTTGGGCAGCTAGCATAAGAGCCTCTCCAAAAGACTGAGGGACGTTATACTGAGAATGAAGCGAGTAACTACCTGTATTTACCACCGAAGGAACAATCTCATCAAATATCCAACTCTCAAACTCGTCAGCTTTCGGCATCTGGCTTTTGGTTATCAAGCGATAGATGTTGCCTTCGCTAATAAACTTCATTGATTTCATTTGTATAGCTGGCGTACCATCTGCTTTTAATCCAGTTTGTACCCCTACTTCCCGAATCGTTATGGAGGCTGGTTTACAGTGATCTATAATTGCTTTTGATGGATTCGAATACTGTAGAGAAGTGGCAATATCCATTCCGCAAAACCAACTTTTACCATTTTCAATATACATACGAACTTTGCCAAATAGTGGATGTTCGTAAACCATAATTTCACTCATTTCAAGAGCAGACGAAACTTTTTCTACAACTAGCATATTACTTCTTATTATATATTTAACAAACATGTCCTGCACTTTTGCATCACATTAATTATCAACGTTTTTAATTACTTTTGCCTGTTGAATTTTCGTAAGTCGTTGATACAAAATCTAAACGCAAAAATGCGTTTAGTAATTCATCATCTGTATTAAGAATTGGCAATACTTCTTATTACAGAGGCATGTCTTCTTTATTTGGTCATACAAAACAAAAAAGAGCCTGCCACGGAAATTAATCCGCAACAAGCTCTTGGCTTTATACTGTATATGATATGTCCTTTCGTCATAATCAATGTGGCGTGCATCTTCACACGCTCCACAAAGATAAATATTGCTTCTTTCTTTCGCAAATAAGAATACACAAAAAAAGAACGACCGCCAGCAAAAAGCACAGCAGCCGTTCAATCCACGTCCTACTCTCTATCCCATTTTCCCAAGAAGACAATAGCGAAGATATCAAACAGGTTGTATCCACATGGGAAAAAGGTTAATAAATATATGTTGTATAATCTGTTATTTTAATTTAGATTAAACAAAAATAATATTTAAATTGTTTGTTAATGAATAAATTAATTTGTTCCTTTGTAGCAGGCAATAGCCTTCATGGTGTGAAGTTACACCATACCCACTTTTAGAACGTGATCACTGTGGAGGCAATTGCTGTATTATAACGGCGGTTGCCTTTATTGTTGAACAATGAAACAATGGTTTAAGATACCTTCTTTAAAGAAGTCGAATAAGGATATGTATAGTGATGCTACTTATCATGGTAAAGATGATGGTGGTAATTTTATTTATGTCCCTAAATGGGCGGAAAATCTGTTTTCTGGCAATAGAGGGAATATAGATTTTGACATGTCGACCGTTGAAGGGAAATCAAGAGCCTTACATGAATGTTGGCCGTTTGCAATGGTTCTAGATCATTGCGGAAGAATGATGCAGAATGGGCGGTATTATGTGACGGATATTAACGGAAACGAGAAGAGGAGTTTTAAAGACATTGTGACTCTTCTGAATCGTCCGAATGTGATACAGAGTGGGCGTTCTTTTATAAAGCAGATTGAGATATCTTTGAAGTGTTTCGGATTTTGCCCTGTCTATACACTAAGAGCTTTAAAGTCTGATCTCCCTAAATCCATGATGGTAATACCTCCCGAATTATTCTACATGGAATCATTCGGTAAGGACCCGTTTACTCAAACAGAGCTTTCTTCAATTGCTAGTAAGGTATATATACGTTGGGGAAATGAGAATATAGAACTTGGTGATGAGGAGTATTTTGTCATATACGATTCGATAATGGATATTCCAAGTAATAATGGAGGGAGAATTACCTTCCACTCCCCTGTGGACGCATTATCTACTCATACTCGAAACTATATGGCTCAACTGATAGGGAGAGGAAACCTTATTGTTAATGGAGGGCCTAAAGGGATACTATACGGAAATGATACGACTGACGTAGGGAATGCAGCTATTACTCCGTCTGAATCCAAGAAATTGCAGGATGATTTCAAAAGGAAATATGGTATAGTGCATAAGTTGTATGAAATCATGGTGACTCCTAAGAAACTAGGGTGGATTACATTGGGGTCAAATACAGACCAATTGAAGCTTCATGAGGAAGATAAGGCGTGTTTGGAAGCGATAGCTCAGACAATAGGCTTTGACCCCAATCTGATTATACAAGGAAGTACTTATGATAACTCTTCTCAAGCAAAGAAAGCGGCATATCAGGATCTTATTATCCCTGACAGTGAATCTATAACAGAGGTTCTGACTAATGCTATATGTAAGGACAGGGCAATAATCAAAATGGACTTCACTCATGTCCCTTGCCTTCAAAAGGATATGAAAGAATTGGCGGATGCCTTGTCTACAGCCTCTAATGCTGTAGCTTCATTGTATAACAATCGGCTGATTACTTTTGAAGAGGCAAGAACCGAAATGTCCAATTTTACAGATATTGATCCTGATAATCCTAAGGGAGAATTTAAAAGTGAAATAAATAATGATGGAGACAAGCAAATACAAAAACAGGCTGGGGAAGCAGTATAAATCCTTAGCTTTTTATGCAAAGGAGATACAATATGATTCTGGCAGCAGAACTATCAGTGGCTATGCTGCGGTTTTCAATAACATTGATAAGTCCGGTGACATGCTCCTGAAAGGTTGTTTTTCAAAAAGCATACAGGAGAGAGGCCCGGGAAGTTCTGCTAATGATAAGATTATCATGTTGTGGATGCATGACATGCATGAGCCTATAGGACGCATTACGCTTCTGCAAGAAGATGAGAAAGGGCTTTACTTTGAAGCGTCTATTGATGATGTGGAAAGAGGAAATCAAGCGTTGAAGCAGCTTGAAAGTGGCACTTTGAACCAGTTCTCTATAGGTTATAGTTATGTATGGGAAAAATGTGAATATGACAGGGAACGTGATTGCTTGGTTGTAAAGGAAGTCATTCTGTATGAGATATCCGTAGTGTCCATAGGATGTAACGGAGAAACTGAATATCTTGGTCTGAAATCGGCAGAAGAATATGAAAGTGCGTTGGAGTCACTTCCGGTTGAAATAAGTGATGTATGTAAAGGACTTCCGATAAGAAAGAGGGAGGAAATCCAAATGTTAGTAAGAAAAGCGATGTCACTCGCTCGATACAAGCCGGCAGACAAGCCACTTGATGAAGAGGGAGCCGATGAAAAAATAAAACTATTTACAAAACCTTTAAAACTTAAAGAAGCATGAAATTTGACTTTTTAAGCAAAATTGATTTGTCGGTAATGGATGAGGTTTCCGTGAAGTCATTACAGGCGTTGCAGGACGCAATAAACGCTACTGTAGGCGATTTCATGGACGATACTATCGACAAAAAAACTTTTGAGGATAAATTAAATGAGGTTTCTCAAAAGATAGATTCCGAAAAGGAATTGGAAACAGTGCGTAAGGAACTTGGTGAGATGAAAGAGATAATCGTTCGCATGAAAGGTGCAATGCATAAGAATGAAGACGGGCAAATGGTGTTCAAGTCTGTAGACCAACAGATTGAAGAGCAACTGAAGGATTTTATCACAGTAGGCAAGCATGGAGAGAAAACTGTGGACTTGAAAACGGCTTGCAAGCAGTCCCCCGGTTTCAAGAAAAGCCTTACGCTTGTTATAAACAAGAAGGAGGTTGAACCCTTGAAGAGTACGGGTGTGGCACCACATTATAACATGACAATTGATAGTCAGTTATCTGTTGAACCACGTTCCCAGACTGTTATCCGTAATTTTGCCAATGTGGCAGCAATATCTACACGATCATTGACTTATGCGGAGTTCAATCCGGGTGATGAAGAAGCCGAATGGGTTCCAGAAGGCGGTCTTAAGCCTATGATGAGCGGTACATTGGCAGAAGTTACTATCAATGCTGGCAAGGTGGCTCTTGGATCAAAAGTAACTGAAGAAACATTATCTGATTTGCCTCAGTTGGTTGCGGAAATTAGGGCTGAGATTATCAATCGTATTGGTTTGAAAGAAGAAGAAGGTATTCTGTCTGGTACTGGTTCCGGCGGTCAGATTAAAGGGATTGGGAGTGATATACCTACATTCTCTTTGACAACTCTGAAAGTAGATAAGCCCAACACTTATGATGTTATTGTTGGTATGTATACACAAATTGTATCAATGTCCAATATGGCTTATCGTCCAAATCTTGTGCTTATGCATCCTCTTGACTATGCGCAGATGCAGTTGACTAAGGATGTTAATGGGCAATATCTTCGTCCTTTCCGTATTGGCGATGAACTGATTCAAGGTCTGAGAGTGGAAACCAGCACAGCAATCAAGCAAGGTGATATTTGGGTTGGCGATTTTAACTATCTTAACATCCGTGATGTATGGGTTCTTACCATTACACTTGGATGGGAAAATGATGATTTCACTAAAAATATGGTGACTATCCTTGGTGAAAAACGTCTTATGGTGTATATTAAAAAGCAATATAAAACTGCATTTGTCAAGGATAAGATTGCGACCGTTATTGAAGCTATAACCCCTGCCAGTATTGGCGGATAAATTTATTAAACATTATGAAAGTAAATTTGACTAAAACTTATGAGGTTGAGTTCGCAAAGGACGGGGCCGTTTATAAAAAAGGTGATAAAGTAAGTGTTAATATGTTACTTGCAGGTAAGTTCTTCCAAGATGGACGTGTTGCCACTGTTCCTTCGGAATTGATGGAGGACGCTAAGAAAATCGGTGCTGAAGATTTGTTCAATAAAAAGAAGAACCTCAAAGATATTGTGTAATGTTGGTGGATTATACTTTTTTCCAAGGTGGTATTCTTGATATCGAAGGTGCAGTGTTGAATATACATACTCCTTCTGAGACTAATAAGGCAATTGTTGACAGCCTTCAAGGCTTTGTAATGCAATATGAGCCGGAATATTTAGAGAAGCTCCTAGGGGAAAAGTTGTATAAGGAATTCTCATCCTATATTTCCAACGATGGAAAAACTAAGGAAAAAAGATGGGATGATCTTATAGCGCATCTTGTCATGAAATATAGTGATGGCGATAGGGAGATTTCCAAATCCCCCATCGCCAACTATATATACTTCCATTACTTGAGACATAATCACACTCAGGCGACTATTACAGGAGTGAAGGCTGATGGAGATGATGGTCGTCTTGTAAGTCCCGAAAGGAAAATGATGTTTGCATGGAACGACATGGTAAGAATGAATATCAGACTTGTGAGATGGCTTCAAGGCAATAATGCGGACTATCCGGATATCGCCACCGATTTCGAATTGATAGAAACAATTAATTCCTTTGGGTTATGATAATTGATATAATATCAGATGTATGTGCTTCCTTGTCAAAAAGAATGGATCAACAGATAAATTACATATATGGTGACAGTTCTTATATAAGGGAAACACTTCTTCTTCTTGGGAAAAGCAGGGTGACAGCATCGGGAAAATTCCCAATGATAGGGCTGTATGTTCCCTTAGACGAGGAAAGGGATAGTGAGAATTATTTTTGTAAGGCATCTGTAAACATAATAATCGCTACCAATACACTGGAAAAGTATACAAATGAACAACGTCGTGAGATATCTTTTGAAGGTATTCTTCGACCTTTGTATTACGGATTCATAGAAGAGTTAAAAAAATGTGATAAATTTGATTTCGGTTACTCCGGTATTGTAAGCCATACATATTCAGAAAATTATAGTTTTGGAAGACGTGGCGCTGTTGATGTTGACGGTAAGGAAGTTGGCGAAAAGATAGATGCTATTGAAATAAAGAATTTGGATTTAACAGTTAAAAATCAGAATTGTTATGCGAACAGATATTAGAGAGTGCGGCAGCACGTCCGGATTTAATACTGGAATGAGTTACTGCCCCCTGCAACCGGACAAGGTCGCAGGTGTTATATTGGTCATTCATGGCAAAAAACTGCCCAAGGAATTGACTGCTGATGCTTTGGAGGAAGCCTGTCATGCTGATTATCCGGACAGAATTTATCCTATTACAGGATTTTCGGAATACGCGGTAAGCGGCGGTGAACCCAATACAACAGAAAATGGTTATGCCGGGTCGGAAATAACGGGCTATTCGGCAAGGACGGATACATTCACGTTGCGTAAGTTTAATCTAGCTTTACAAGCTAATCTTGTAGCCAACAAGGATACATTGTTTGATATGTATGTTTTTGACAAGAATAATGTAATCTACGGAGAAGATGACGGAACAGATGAACTTGCAGGTTTTGCATTATCTGGTGTTTACCCTACAGGACAGGCTTATGATTCAAGCGGTCAGAAGGCTTATCTTGCGTTTAATGCGATGTATTCCGATACCGAGAAGATGATGAAAAACATGTCTGTAAAGCAAGCGGGTGTCAATTTGGAAAATGTTCTCAAGGGATTGAATTACGTTGAGTTTGTCAAAATGACATCTCCTGAAAATACATATAAGCTCGTGGATCATTATGACCGCACGGATCTTACTGCATATTATGGATCTATATTGTCTGAGAAGGCTTCAACGGTCGTTTCTGGTGCATCAGCGCTGGAATACAGCAACGGTGTGCTTACAGCGACAGGAGGTGTGCCGGTGCTTAAATCTCCTTCTATTTTACAGGCTAATGGGGTCATTGGAATTGAACAATGGGTACAATGAGAATTAATGGAGTCACATTTATAGAGTCCGAGGTGGTCAAACTTTCATTGGATGAGTTTGTCGCTCAGAATATAGATGTATTCTGGAAGGACATTTCTAGAGAAAGGCGGAAATCAAGGCTGGTTTCCGTATATAATAGAATTATCAATAACAGTAATTTAGGAGGCGGGGGAGATTGATCCCCCGTTTTGCTATGACATTGGAGGAATACGCGAGATGTTGGAAGAAATTGGCTGATGGCATTCAGCCAATGATAAGGGATAAGATGGAAAGGGATGTTCCTCAGTTTGAGGAATATATACGAGAACAGCTATATAGTGGTGTTGATGGCGATGAAAGTCCTTTAATTCCCGGATATACAGAGGACCCATACTTTAAAAAAACTTATGGAGAGCATTGGAAGAAAAACGCCGAACGCTATAAAAATTGGAAGACAAAGATACAGAAACCGAAACCTTCATATCTGGGTTTTTCTGCAAGAGGGAACAATACTCCAAACCTTATCATACGTGGAGATTTTTATAGTTCCATCACGGCAATACCAATATCAAATGGTATAAGGATTGCCAGCTATGGCGTTTCTTTTGGTTCTGATATTGAGAAGAAATATGGTTATAAAATTTTCAAGGTAAGCTCCAAAGCAAGGAGGCATTATGTTACGTACAGGCTTATGCCCTCTATTGAGAAATTTATAAGGAGGTGCGAATTATGAAAAACTGCTTGTGTCAAGGAAATAAATCAATGAGGGAGATGGAACATATGCGTTCAATCGCAGAGAAGGCTGCTGTTATGGATGAATGTGTTTATATATTATACAAGGTTGGAGATGTGTATAAGTTCTGTCGTGAAGGTGAAAACTGGTCGGGTGAGTTTGTTGAATTCATATTTCCGTAAAATGGTGATTTTTATCATTCTATTATTTTGGCGTTTCCCGTATTATTTATTAATTTAGCAACAGCGATAGATAGAGGTTTCGCATAGAAAGATATTATATATTCATTAAGAGTAATGGATATGATGCGGTGGCCGACTCCTCTATATCGGTTGCCGCATTTTTTTATATCCCGTATTAAGATGTACGGAACATCTTGTGAACGAAAAGACATGAAAACGAACCAAATCATGATTCGCCCAATGGGTGATTTTAAAGTAATTCAGAGAACTAAAGATGCGTTTTTCAACGCTACAAATTTATTGAAACAGTGGAATCAATTAAAAGGTATGAAGAAGGAAGTTAATGACTACTTCGGTTTATCTTCCACTAAAGAGTTCATTTACACTATAATGGAAAGAGAAAATTATGATATGGGTAATTACCCCTATCATAAATCAAGGGCAAATAAAGGGGATAATGCGGGTACCTGGATGCATCCATTACTTTTTATTGATTTTGCAATGTGGATAAATCCGTCTTTTAAATATGATGTTCTCAAATTTGTATATGATGAAATGATAAAATTCCGTAATCTTGCTGGCGATGCATACCCATCCATGTGCAAAGCGGTCAGTTCTATTTTGCCGGATGACCTATTTAAACAAAAGGTTAAAGATTTGGCAAAATCTCTCAATATCATAGTCTATGGTAAACATGAATCAGAAATGCGTAATAAAATTGGTGATGAAGCTAAAATACGAGAATTATATGAGTTAGAATTACAGATAGCTCAGTGGATAGATCTAGGCTTCATTAAAGACTATAACAGCCTTAAATCTACATTGACTAAGTTGTATTACCGAAAATATCCCAATGTTCTCCCAATGTAAATATTGATTTTTCCTCAAATGTCTTGTGCGAAAAGATATTTATTTTTTAATTGAAAAACAAAACTATCATTTATGTTGTAATTTAGATTTTGTCTAATTGTGAATGTAATATTTAATAATTGCGTTACTATATATTACTATGCGTTACTTAGTATTACTATTAATTGATATTGTCTTTTGTTTAATATTCATACCATTGTATAAGATAAAAACATCATTTACCTTTGTATATGTAACAAGTGCAAGTCGTTACTTGATGTTGATTAAATATTCTCCTATTGGAGTTTATATATGACTGTACCGTAGTAGCTTGCACCTATTACGAGACTTTTTTTTATACGATTCCAAGCGTGGATAGTATAAGGGAGGAAAGCAGGAGTGAATAATGGCACAATGAGGTTCGATCCCTCACCTGCTACAATCAGTCAAAATAAATCCCCGGAGGCGGAAGTGACTGAGCCGCCAACGGGGAACAATATTAATCTTATATCGCAAAGATATGGAAAATTTTAATAAGTTAATACCTATTGATGGGGAAAATGGCGAAAAAAGAACAATAAGTTCACTGCAAATTGCAGAAATTACAGGTAAGGCATATTGTGGCGTGTTGAAAGTCATTAGAAAGATGGATATTATGCGTGTGAAAATAACAATGAAAAATATATTTTCATTATTTGTTTGTTTGAAAAAATGTTGTACCTTTGTAGTGCTACAACTTACTATTAAATATGCCAATGGGATTTTTTATGCCCGTAAGGAAACTTATATATTAAAATATAGGCAGACGATATCCGTGTATCATCGCCCAATGGCAATGGTAGGTTGTAGCAAACTAGGATATTTGTCTGCTTTTTTATTTAATAACAAATAATTTCATTTCATGCTACAACCAAATGAAATCTATTTGAACGGGAATAATAGTACCGTACAGATTGCGTCAGCTCACGAAACGAGCAAGACTTTCTCCTATAATGGGAACGAAGTACTTTTTGACATCAAAGATGATGTTATGGTTAACGCCACACAGCTTGCTAAAATCTACGGAAAGCGTCCCAATGATTATTTGTCCTTACCTGCTACAAATCAATTAATTAACGCAATTACAAGAAAATATGGTATTTCTGAAAATCAATTAGTTATATCAAAGGCAGGTTCATCACATAACGGAGGTGGTACTTGGATGCACAGATTAATAGTAGTTGATTTCTGTCAATGGTTAGACATTGATTTGAAACTGTGGTGTACTGAAAAACTTGATGAGTTGATGCGATACGGCATGACCGCCACGCAGCCAACCCTGGAGCAAATGATTAACAATCCCGACTTGGTTATCAGTCTAGCTACACAGTTAAAGAGCGAACGGGAGGAAAAGCAACGATTGGCATTGGAAGTGCAGAAGAAGGAACAAGAGAAGCAGACTATCATAGAGGAAGCAAAGCCAGCCGTAGTATTCACGGAATGTGTAACAAGCTCGTCTACCAATATTCTCATAGGAGATCTTGCGAAACTTATCACCCAAAACGGATATAAGATTGGAGAAATAAGGCTTTATGAATGGATGGTAGAGAACAAGTTCCTTATCAGAAGGCAGCGATACAGCAGATCGAAGAATAAATATATAAATGACTATATGCCTACACAGAGGGCGGCAGAAATGGGATTGTTCTTCGTGAAAGAAAGACCGATAGTATCGGGTGAAAATCCCATTTTTATAAAACATACCTGTTACGTTACAGGTAAAGGTCAGGTGTATTTTCTGAATAAGTTTAAATCTTTAATGGCTGCATGATCATGGAAATAAAAATGAATAATAGCTTAACATTTGATGAAGTAGCAGATAAGTTGGGATGTTCAGTGGAGGATCTTCAAAAAATAGCCTTCAAAAAAATATTGTTTTCGTTTGGTAGCTTAAGGAATTGTTGTACCTTTGCAGTGCTTACAGTTCGGCAAACTTTATTGCTTCGCAGAGCAGCGGTTAATTGCTCAATGGTTATTGGGCATTTTTTATGCTTGATACTTAATGATATTAGGCGGTTGTCTATACGTAGTCATTGTTTTGTTCTTCGGGGCAAAGTATGTTGGACTGTAAGCAGCGTATATGGCAACCGCTTTTCTGTTGTCTATAATGACTTAAATGCTTACAGTCATGAATGAGTTGATTCCAAATCAAAAAGGTATGACCTCCCTTGAAATAGCAGAGGTTACGGGTAAACAACATGCCCATGTTATGCGTGATATTCGCAATCTATTATCGCAAGGTGTAGCCGAATCCAATTTTGGATTGGGGGCATACACAGACGCTAACGGTCAAGAAAGACCTCTATTTAATCTAACTCCGAAAGGTTGTCTTATTCTTGCTTCGGGCTATGATGCAGTTCTACGTGAAAGAATCATAGACCGTCTTGAATATCTCGAAAATGAGAAAAAGGCTATCCAAACTCCTCAAACCTATCTTGAAGCCTTGGAAGCTTTGGTAGCTTCTGAAAAGGAGAAAGAACGGATGCGTATTGAATCGGAGCAACAGAAAAAGCAAATCGAACAGAAAGATGCTAAGATAGCAAAGATACAGCCCAAAGCGGATTTTGCCGACAAAGCCTTTGCGATGGAAGGCAAATGTGATATAGGACAGGCTGCCAAGATACTCGGCTTACCATTCGGACGAAATACCTTGTTCAAGAAGCTTCGTGAAGCAGGAGTATTCTTTGCTAACAGGAATGAGCCAAAACAGAAATATATTGATGCAGGCTACTTTGAGATGAAAGAAAAGCCTATCCCAAGAGATAATCATCCGGGCTTTGTCGTGATGGTTGTGCTATGCACACAGAAAGGGCTTGCATACATCAATTACCTGTTTGGTGGCAAACGTTCTGACGGAAAATTGATGAAAATAGCCTAATTTAAATCTTACATATTAATCAAGTCTTTCCCACCTTATTTTACGAGGTGGGCAGACTCTTTACATCCATAACAGTTGCGATTCGCAACACGAATAAAAAGACTATGAAAACAATAGATAAACTTGAAATTATACTTCAAAAAATGGAAGAACAAAATAATAGACTTGAACAGATATACGGCAAGCATCTCAAACTGATTGTATGCACTGGGAAAAGAAGTGAGAAGGTGAAATTTAAACATGAAGATTGAAATGCTATGTTTATAATTTATTTAGACAATATTCTAAATTGTAAACAAATGTGTCGTAATGTTTTGATTTGATTTTAAAAGTATATTACTTTGCTGAAAATAACCAAATTATTATAACTATATAAAAAAAGTATGATATGACAATAGGAACTGTTGTTTTTTTATTAGCAACTGCTATAGTCTTGTTTATGGCCAGGACTGTTATTATGCGTTTTTTAAAAGATAATCTATTGATAAATCTTTCTAAAGGAACTTATGCAAAAAGTGTAATTATTTTTATTTCTTTAATTACTGTTTTATTATTGTATACTGGTGGTTATTTTAGAGTTAATAAAAGGGAAAGTTCTAATAATAATTCTTATGTAGTTTCGCAGGCGTTCAGAGATGCTAAGAACGGTATAAAAAAAATATTAAAATCTCCATCATCTGCGAAATTTGCAGATGAATTTGATGATGAAACAAAATATAAAATAAACTCTGATGGATCAATTATAATTCAATCCTATGTTGACTCGCAAAATAGTTTTGGAGCTATGGTCCGTACCCATTATAGATGTACTGTAAGGAATGGAGAAATAGAAGATGTTGTTACATGGTGATTGATTAATATTTTCACTTTAGAGAGAATATTTATTGAAAAAAGAGAAGGTTTTGCTTCTCTTTTTTATTTTCTTATCTTTCTAATAATGAATTAATCACTATCTTTGCTCTTAGAAGGTGCATGAAGTCATGTATCACCCAAAACTTACGAAAAGACTATGGCAGGAGCAGAATTTAAAATCACGGATGAAATCTCGTCCAGTATATTTACAAAGCTTGAAAAACTTTCTAAGGATTTGAAAACATTGGATGATGATTTTAAGAGAACATCCAATAGTTATGCGGATTTTGCTTCGAAACTGGCGATTCAAATCAATGCAAGTCCTGGAAATTTGTCGGAATTGGATAAAAAAAGCAAGGAATACGAGCAGACAGTAAAAAAACTACATGATACCCAGAATAAACTTGCCGACTTGCAACAAAAATACAAGGAATCACTTAAGCAAGTTAATGAAGTAACCAAACAGGCGGTAAATAATGCGCAAGAGGATGCAAAAGCAAAGAAACTTAATGCTGAAGCTGAATTGAAACTTGAGAAGGCGCAGACAGAGCGTCTACGCCAGCAAAAACTACTGAATCAGGAACAGAAAAAACAAAAACTGACTACAGAACAGGCGATACAGCTTTCAAAACAAGAAGTCCATTCAATTGCTGAAGCTGAAGCCGTAAATAAGCAATTACGTCAGGCTGTGAAGGATTTGACAGATGCGGAAGATAAAGAAGGGAAGATACGTCAGCAATTGAATTCGGCAATAAATCAGAACACTAATTATATAAAAAGGAATCGCGATGCGTATGTGCAGGCGAAAATGACAGTCGGCGATTACAAGGAGCAGATAAAACTGGCAATAGTGGAATTGAAGAACGGCAATGATTCAATGAAAAACTTTGGTATTGTCGCAAAAGGGTTTGGAGGAATAATCAAGACTAGTATTGCTGGTGGAACCAGACAGGTCGCTTCTAATGTGGGTTCAATGATCAAGGGCTTTGTCGGAGCCCAAGCAGTTATTACAGGAATTCAGAAGCTAATAGGAGCATTTAAACAGGGGATTAATACGGCAATTGACTTTGAAGCTGCAAACAGTAAGCTCGCAGCCATATTGGGTACGACCAAAGGAGAGATAAAAGACTTGACAGCAGATGCTAGGCGTTTGGGAGAAGCGACAAAATACACCGCCTCAGAAGCGACCAACCTACAAATAGAATTATCCAAATTAGGCTTTTCCAAGACAGAGATACTTGATATGACCGAGGGAGTGCTGAAATTTGCCCAGGCTACTGGTGCTGAATTGCCGGAAGCTGCTGCTTTGGCTGGTGCGGCTCTACGTATGTTCGGGGCTGATACGGAAGAAACGGAACGGTACGTATCCGCAATGGCTGTCGCAACAACCAAGAGCGCCCTTTCCTTTTCCTACCTTCAGACAGCAATGCCCATCGTCGGACCTGTTGCCAAGGCCTTCAACTTCACAATAGAAGACACATTGGCCTTATTGGGCAAACTGGCAGACGCAGGATTTGATGCTTCCATGTCGGCTACAGCCACCCGGAATATATTACTGAATTTGGCTGATGGCAGTGGTAAATTAGCACAAGCTCTTGGTGGACCAGTTAAGACATTACCGGAATTGGTTGACGGATTGAAAAGATTAAAAGAACAAGGGATTGATCTGAATTCCACACTGGAAATGACCGATAAACGAAGTGTGGCAGCTTTTAACGCCTTTCTGACCGCATCAGACAAGATCGTTCCTCTCCGTGACCAGATTACAGGAGTGGAAGATGACTTGAATAAAATGGCCGATACTATGGGGAACAATGTACAAGGCGCATTGTATAACTTATCATCAGCCTGGGAATCTTTGATGCTGACTATAATGGACAATACCGGAGCCATGAAGGATTTTATCGACATGGCAACAAATGGCATACGCAAAATAAATGAATGGCTAATGAGTGCGGAACAACTTGCAGATAAGCAAGTTGAAACAGCCAAGAGAGCAGCATCCCCTTATGCGGAGGAATCCATAAAATCTGAGATTATTGCCATAAACCGTTTGAAAGATGAATATATAAAAGCTGGGGATGACGAAACGACAGCGTTGGAAAAAGCCAAAAATGAAAGAATTGCCGTTCTTGAACAGGAGTTATCAAAGCAACAGTCTTTAAGGAATAAATTCTATAATGAGAACCAGCAATTATGGAAAGATATGGAAGATGCTTCATTCTTCAAACAGGCGTTGGGATTGGAAAAGACAAATGCCGAATTCGGTAAAGAACAGACAAGAACTTGGAATGAATATCTGGATAAAGTAACTAAAGTGACTTCTTTGGAAAAACAGATTGCGGATATCAGGGAAATATCAAATTCTATTGATGATGCATCTGGAACGTCTACGACTTTAACAGACAAGCAAAAAAAGAAATTGGAGAAGCAACGTAAAGAACAACTTAGAATCGATAAGGCGTATCAGCAGAGCAGATTGGAGTTAATGGATGAAGGTCTAGAAAAAGAACTTGCGAGTATTCGGTTGAATTATACGCAACGTATAGCAGAGGTGAAAGGAAATAGTGAGAAAGAAAATGAAACCCGTAAAAACCTTGCTGAGAAGATGCAGGAAGAACTTGCCAATAAAGAGATCGATTTCTATCTGAGTCAGGAGAAGAAAAAGTTACAGATAACATTAGAAGCAGTCAAAGAGGGAAGCGAAGAGCAACGTGAGTTGAGAATGCGAATGATAGATTTGGATGAAGAGGCTGAGATAAACGCCATGAAGGGGAATTATGAGAATCTTCAGGCAGTAAGGGACAAATACGAGAAAAAGCGCATAGACGAGCTGAACAGGCAGACATATGAAGATATCAAAAGAATGGAGAATTCTGCTTCACGGCAGGCGGAGGCATTTGTGGTAGGGCTTGCTGAACAGCAGAACGAGCTTAAAAAAAGCCACCTGAAAGGCGAGATGAGTGAAGAGAAATATAAGGAGGCCCTTTATAAACTCACGATAAAATATAATAAAGAAATGCTTTTGGCTCAGATATCAGCAGCCGAGGCTGAATTGAAAGTGGCGGAGGCAACCGGTACCATCCCACAGGAGAAGATAGAGGAATTAAGGCTGAAACTCCAAAAGCTGCGCGCGGATTTTGGTTCGTTATTGAATGATGAGGCGTCTAATGAAGCTGAAAAAGGGAAGAAACAAGTAGAGGATTGGGCGGATGCTTTGAAAAACATTACAGATTCCTTTCCTTCCGAACAAAGCGGGTTTGCAGATTTCTTCTCAGGGATTAATGATGTGCTTGGAGATTTGGCCAAAAAAGCCCAAGAGGCAGGTGGTTCTTTTTCTGATATGTGGGCTAATATGTCAAATGGAGAAAGGCTTAAGCTTGTTTTAGGAAGTTTGGCTAAAATCTCTGACGGTTTGAATTCCATGATGCAGAACATATACGAGAACCGCATATCCAAAATTGAAGAGGAGCAGGAAGCCAATGAGGAAGCGGGGGAACAAGAACTGGCAAGGATTGAGCGTCTTGAAGAAACAGGTGCTATCAGTTCGGAAGAAGCGGAGGCCCGTAAACGTGCCGCTGAGGATAAAACAGCACGAAAAAATGAAGAATTGGAGAAGAAGAAAGCTCAATTGCAACAAAAACAGGCAAGATGGGATAAAGCCAATAGCATCATACAGGCTACTATTGCAACGGCTTTGGCTGTAGCGAAGGCGTTGCCTAATTTCGTACTTGCTGGTATTGCGGCGGCTATGGGGGCTGCGCAAATAGCTGTGATAGCATCACAACCTATTCCGAAGTATGCCAAGGGTACTAATTCGCATAAAGGCGGATTGGCTGTAGTGGGTGATGGTGGTGTCCCTGAAACAATCGTTACTGGAAAAGGAGCGTATATTACTCCGTCTGTCCCTACTTTGGTTGACATCCCTAAAGGTGCGAAGGTTATACCTTATGCAGTGGATATGGACAGGATAAAGGCTCATGCAAATGATTTTGATGGTCTTATGGCATATAGAAGCGAAAACGATCTTCCTCCTGTATCAATAGTTAATGATTATAGTGAACTGGAGAAAAAGATAGGGCATCTGGAAAAATCACAGCAGATAGGATTTGCAAAATTAGCCAAGGCGATAAGAGAAAACAATTATCAGCAATTTTCAAAAAGTATCTGATTATGAGGTATACAAGTGACATATATGAACTTCCCTTGTCCGTTTTTATAGAGATTTATACCAATGATAGCAATACTATTGAATTTGACGGTGAGGACAAAGGGGCTGTATCGGCAAAAATTATCAATGACTATGTAGAAATTGTCGGGAGCAAACAGTTGTTCTCTGAGATATTGAATTGTAATGAGCGTATGAATCTTGCAATGACTGTGGAGTGCATGAAGGCATGTGAGAACATGATGAAGTTGAAAATGTATGATGAGGTGCGTGATATTCTGATGAAGATAGGTTATTCGTGTAAAAAAGGTGATGTAATGGCTATGAATGCTAGAATATCCGCATTAAATTCCCGTGCACAATATGATTTGGATAAGATAAGTAAGGAAAAGAATGAGGAACTGAAGGAGAAGCCTACAAAACGTGGATTTATAAATGAAGTTGTCGCTATTGGGAAGTATAATAAGATGTATATCAATCCGAAAGAATGGACCGCCGGATCTTATGCCTGTCTTGTAAGGCAGACATGTGACGAAATCGATGGGTTGAATCGTAAAATGAAATAATTATGTATTATCGATGTGAGTTACTTATAAATGGTCTGAAGTACAGGGTTACTGATGATCTTGAAAATTGGGACGAGGTGAAGGCTAGTTTCAAGAGAAATGACTATGACGGTGTTATCCGTACATTTTCCAACAAATTTTCTTTTGCTGGGGATGCTAGAAAATTGCTGTTAAAACAATATGATGAAGATTATTTGAATGCTTCTGCCTCAATAATAATAAGTACAAGAAATAACAGTTGGTTGTATAATGAACGGTTTAGTTGCGCTCTCAATTTTTCTACATTGCAGGATAATGGTCGTATCTTACAGATAAATGCCGTGGATGATAGCGTGGCGTCCATGATAAAGTCAAAAAAAGGAACTCAATATGAATATTCGGTCGAAGAGGTGAAAAGCCCCATTCCTCTTGTTTATGACGGACTTGAACTTTCAGAATCAGCAAAATGGATTCCTACAGGTGATACATTGGAAGACGATGACACTCTTATTAATGTTTATTTCAGCAAGAAAATGTCACCAATGCCAATATATATAACTGCCAGTGATTCCTTAATAAAGGGGTCTCTTGAATTTAATGATCAAACAGTAGGTGGTGATGATGTATATTCGATAAAGGCTCTGAAATCAATTAGGATAAATATAGAGTTTAATATTGATATGTTTGTGTTTAGGAAATATCAGTCTGGTGCTTTGGGATATGATGTAAGAGGTGTGAGGCTCCAGATTATGAAGATAAGTAATGAGATTGATAGTAATGGGGAAGCGGTGACTACGGAAACGGTGATAGGAAGTTTTGAACTTACGACAGAATCAGAAACGCCAGTGGAAAAGAAGGTTTCGGAATCGTACAATATAAGTCTTTTGCATAATGATAAAATAATAGTGAGAGCTATGTATGTCAATGAGAAAGAAGAGATTGTACCTGTATTGCCGGATTTGCCATACAAAGTCTCAACATCAAGTTATTTTAAAGCATCATGGAAAAATCGAATAAACCCTGTTGAGATGGATGTTATAAAGCCCGATACATTGCTGAACAGATTGCTTAAAAGTATTAATGGAGAGAAAGATGGTTTGACTGGAGTGATTGAGGGGACAGGAGATAGAAGGCTTGATAATTGTATGCTCTTGGCGGCTGAATCAGCCCGTAAGATTCCTGGAGCCAAAATATATACATCCTTCACCAAATTTGCAAACTGGATGAGTTATGTGTTTGGTTATGCTTACGACATATCCGGGAATACAGTAACTTTTCGGCATAGAAGCAAATACTTCTCGGATGATGTTGTCAAAAGGATAGATGATTTATCTGATTATGAGATGAAGGTTAATTCTGCATTGGTGTATTCTCGGATACGGATAGGCTTTGACAAACAGGATTACGACACGGCTAATGGAAAGGATGAGTTCCGTTTTACGAATGAATATACCACAGGCGTGACCATGACGGACAATAGCCTTGAAATGATATCTCCATACCGTGCGGACGCATACGGCATAGAGTTCCTTGCTGACAAGATAGGTGAAGATACTACAGACAACGAAAGTGACACTGATTTATTTATGGTAGGGGTAAAATCTGATTCGTCTGGACTTAAGTATATATTGAACAGGGATTATCTTATGGGTGGCGTTCTCAGCCCTGACACAATGTTCAATGCCATGTTTTCCCCTTCTTCTATGGTTTTGGCCAATGAAGCATACATCGGCTCATCTGTTGAGATGCTTACTTTTGCGTCATCAGATGGTAATAGTGATGTGGGTATTGATGGAATGGGGGAAAGTAGGGATATAATTCTTTCAAAAAGGATGTTTACTGTGGCGGAGGTGGAATTTGAGACTTCGGATGTGGAACTTCCGGAAGATCTTACAGGAATTGTTGAAATGGAATACCAAGGCAAAGTTGTACAGGGATATTATCAGCAGGCTGATTACAATTTTACAAAATCACAAAGTTCAAAGGTAACTTTGATCGTGAAAAATTTAAATTCGTTATAAAGATTCAAATTTTAATTGTTATATTTGCAATGAAAGCTTGTGAAGTCACAAGTTACTAGAAACTTACGAAAAGACTATGATATCAATCGGAGATGTTTGTCCGTTATTCTTTAAACCGCTGAAATATAAATATTCAAATGCTGGATGTTTCAGACAAGTATTTTCTGTGTCAGACAACATCCTGCTGCAAATCTTTTGTGATAACGGCGAAAAACCTTCAGCTTATTTGAATGATAAGATCGGCAATATTTCCTCCAAGATAACACTGCTTACTTATGATGTAAATGAAAGCATTAAGATGTATTATGCCTCATTATCTCCTTCGGAGGGGATATATACAGTAACTATAGGCGATAAAGAATGTGAGGAGTTCTGCGTGTGTGAGAATATAGGTGATTCTATTCTGATTGAATATTCCCATAAAGATAATAATTCTGCGTTTGATAATATATTCTGGATTGATGAGGTTCGGCAGATGTTCCAGTTCAGAATAATAGGAGGATTCAAGCCGGATGGGGTGGAGTTGAAAGTTGAAAACGAACAGTTTGTGAATCAGAAGCAGGAGATAATAGAAATGTATTCTCTCCCTTATAAAACATTTGATTTTGTTTTCGGGACAAGTTGTGGCGTTCCGTATTATATAGCGGAGTTTATAAATAAGGTACTTTGCCTTTCTCACGTCAGCATAAACGGTAATTTGTTTGTACGGGAAGGGGATTCTGTCCCGGAAAAGATTGATACAATAGGTAAGAAACAGATGTTTATATATAAAGTGACTTTACGCCCTAGACAAAATGATATCGCCGGGATCGGAGGCAAAACAGAGATTGCAACTTCATCTTCAGGAATCGCGTTTTTACTAACTAATCCAGAAGAGGACGATGTGTTGAAATATAAGAAGGCGAAAGCTGCTTTTGTTAATGAAAATTACGTGTAATCATGGCTAGAAATCGTCCTATAAAGATATTGTGGTACGGTTCGGAAACGGATGATGAAGGAAATCCGATTATACCGAAAATATCCCCGTCATTTGAAAAGCGACTGGAAGGGTTGAATGAGGGAGAGATATACATACATAATGATGATAATAATCCTTCTATTTACATAAGAACCAATAAAGACAGGGTTGTTGCCATATCGGGAGGTGCAAATATAGAGGAACTTTCCAAATACTTTCTTCGTAAAGATAAGGAAGACACTGCCAACGGTCTTATCACTTTCTTAAAGGGTTTACTTATAGGTAAAAACGGTAGTGGAATTACTGTGCTTGAAAACGGTATGTCACAGGCTGTTGTTGATTATCTGTATGTCAAGGTCAAAGCCGTTTTTGACGAGCTTGAAGTAAAGAAGAAGACGTATGTAGGTGGCGAGCAGGTGATTTCCCATGCAGGTATGAAATGCAACCGTGTGGATGAGTTGGATGATGTCTATCGTTGTTATTTCAAAGAAGAGGAAGATGGAATTGAGATAGAGAACCAGTTTACTCCGGGATCTCTTGCCATAGCTCAGGAGTGCAATATCAAGACAGGCGTTTCTCATCATGTCGGCAACCGCTATTATTGGCGGTTGGTCACAGCAGTAGGTGAGAACTATATAGACTTGTCCAAGACCGTATGTGATCCTAATGTCGAGAACGATGTTCCGGTGGCAGGTGATGATATCGTGGGATTAGGTCATAAGACCGATATCACCCGACAGGCGGCGATAATTCTCTCTTCGGTGAACGAAGTTTCTCCGTCCATCATCATGTATCAGGGTATTAATGATTTTACCTTGACCGGGAAAGATGTCATTTCTTTTGATTTTGACAAATCTACCGGCAAAGCCCGGATGAAGGTGTACGGAGATGCATACATTGGTGATAAGGACCGGACCACTTACATGGAATACACTCAGGATAAAGGTGTGGATATCAAGGGTATGTTCCATATCGAGCAGGGTTCCACCGGATGGCGTAACATGGAAGGGCTTCCGGATGAGATACAGGCGGCCGCAGATCTTGCCCAAGAGGCCAAGGATGCGATAGACAATGCGGCTGTCGGAAGTGTCAATCTGTTGCGCAATTCCGGGTTTACAGGAGATTATGAGACAGAGGACCTGTTTGCCGCTACCGAGTTATCGGCGGATACCGAGCTTTTTAGCAAGCAATTGGAATATTGGACGGGTGTGGCTACCGTATCTGCGGACAGTGATGCCGGCTCCGGGTACTCTGCTGCAATCGGTAGTTTGTCTCAGTCCGTATCATTGATTAAAGGAGAAAGTTATGTTATCAGTTATAAAGCAAAGGGTACGTCTGTGTCTGTTTCGTGCGGTTCTTTCAGTGTTTCTCAACCTCTCACATCCTCTTATCAGAGATATACCCATAAGATCACCTTCAATGGCAGTGGTATATTTCTTGTCAGTGGTACCGCAACCGTTTGTGACCTTCAGTTAGAGCGTGGAACCATCGCTACTGACTGGAAGCCTTCAATTCTTGACAACGACAAGGCAACAGCCGGTTTCCAGTCAATCAATTATATCGCCAGTGCGATCAAGGATGGTTCTGTGGATATTCTTGGTGGTCTGATATTGGCCAATATGATCCAACTGGGTAATTACAAGAATGGCAAGTTACAGAAGGTCACAGCCGGAGTTAGCGGCATATACAATGACGATGATGATGTGGCGTTTTGGGCAGGAGGAAAACTTGAACAGGCGATTCTGACTGTAATGAGGTTCCGTAATGATCCTAATTACCAGCCCACAGATGCGGAATGGGCGAACATGGCGAACTTTGTTGCGACTCATGGTGGTGATGTGTTTTTGAGAGGATATATCTATGCTTTGGGCGGATATTTCCGGGGAAAGGTTGAAATAGCCAATGGTAAGATACTGTTGAATGAGGATGGTTCCGGGCAGCTTGCCAATGGGAACATTAAATGGGATGCTGACGGAAATCCTGAATTTGTCGGGAAAGTGAAGGTTTCCTCACCGTCAGGTTATGAGATAACCATATTTCCTGAAGATGAATATGGAAGACCGTCAATTGATATTCATGATGATGATGGTAATTCGCTTTTGGACATATCTCTTCAATATGGATTGAACGGTATGGTTCCCCGTATTTTTATGAATGATCCTTCCAATAGTGATGTATTGTATTTCCGCCCGGACAGTATGGTTGTTGAGCAAAAAGGAAGTGACGGTTATATATATCAGACCCAGATAATGGGAGGACGCATAATTATGGTTAAAGGTTCTGAGATTGTATGGGATCAGAACATGTTGCCCAAATAAAATGAAGTGATATGGAACTTAATACTATTAACAAAACAGGAACTTGGAGTGAAACGGCAGACCGTCTTAACAACAACTTCAGCAAGACCTCCACTGAAGTGGAGAAGGTCAAGCAGAACGCTATACGCAACAAGGGATTGTTTCCCACTCTTGATTCGCTGAAAGCGGCTGTCCCATCTCCTGTTGTGGGTGACTGGGCAGTTGTGGGGGATACCATACCGGGTCCTCTGTATCAATGTAAGACGAGAGGCGTTTGGAGTGATACAGGCACGACAGGAGGCGGTGGAAGTGTTGATCTTTCCGGTATCCTGACAGCCGAGGAGATAGATGATGTAGCATCAATATTATAGTGTATTATGAGAATTAATTATCAGTCCGATTTTAAAATTATAGAGAAAAACCTGAATGGAGACATATCAACTCCCTTCCGGTTTACTTACTTCAATCCGTTTAAGGGAAAGTTTATAGCCTCTTTTGATGGGCAAGAGTATGTGGGTTGCAGCCGTATGGAAGATGGCAGTCTGCTTGTCGCTTTTGACAACCCCGGCTTCTCCCCTGGTATGCTGAAGGTCAAACGGGAATACTTCATTTCTGATTCTGACTTTAGAGATGGCATCTGCAACCTTGTATCTATTGAAGATACAGGGATTGTGCTGACTACCGGGAAGACGGATGAGAGCACAGCGGAGATCATGTCCTATCCGGATTATGCCATATACAATGCGGTGCAGAGCGTATCTCTGTCAGATAAGGAGTATGATGATGTGCTGAGTGATTTTAATAGTTAATAAATAATTACATAAAATAACAACAGCCCAAGTTCCGGCGGAACTTAGGCTAAAAACAGGAGATATTATGGCAAAAATGCATAAACTGACCAAGGGTGGACAAACCATTTACCCAGCTACCATCTATGATGCGGTGGTCAATCCAAAAACACGTAAGAGCCTGACTACGGAGCTTGCGGAGTTGGGAGTTGAAAAAATCAATTATTTTCAAACGGCTCCACCAACAGGAAAACAAGGATTAATCTGGTTAAGAAGCTCAGATAATGTTTTACTATATTATTCATCCGGAGCATGGAAAAAATATACACAGGGAACTTTATTCCATTATGAGAATGCGATCTATATTCGTACTTCCGAGAGTAAGGTGTTGAAAATGATTGAATTTAAAGATATAGATAATTTATATGATTACACAGAAAAGCTCGGAGATTTGCTGCATAATATATCATGGATGCAGGGAGGAATATTGGCCAACGGGATTTATAACCAGTTGAATGCAGCCAGCGAGGTAACTGACTACATACCTGTATATCCGGGATTAAAAATCAATGCTGATGTTAAAGTTGGAAGGACTGACGTGTTTAATACGGGGTATGGTTCTGATAAATCTTATATAGGTACTTTGGCTCAAAATGGGGAAATGACAATACCAGATAATGTATATTATATACGGATCAATAATGCAGCGAATTACACTAAAAGAAAGATTACAATAAATGGGATTGCGTATGCAACAAGAGGAGAAGATAAAGAGAATAAAGAAAAGATTACTCTAAATACATCTGAAATAAGTAACATAAAGGAGAATATATATTGGATATCATTTTTAGATATAAATAAACCTGTATCATTTAATCCAAGTTTAAAGTTAAATTTAGATGGTACAACAACTGCGTATGGTAATTGTAAGACTTCCAATTTTATTGAAATATCGGATATTACCACTATTTTTATAAAGGGATTGGTTTGTGCCAATTCCACGGAAGTAGCGGCAATCTGTTTCTATAATGAGGAACAGGAATTTATCAGTAATGCCCGATATACCCAGCGTAATGTAATATATGATGATTATTTTATTATCCCCAACACTGCAAAATACATCCGGATTGGTATAAATATTAACGGTATCTCCGATTACATAAGTACTAATGTTTATACTGTTCCCACTGTTTCAAACAATGCTGCCATTGTCAATAATTTACTGGAGCAATATCTTATAGACAATAATTATTTGAATTTTGAATTGACAGACTTGTTTCTTGATACTGGAAGAGGAAATGGCTATTTGGATGAAGATGGAGTACACACTTACGCACAAATATATGTTACCAACTACTTGGATGTTTCAAAATTAAAAAAGGTATATGTGAAAAATGCTTCCACTTCTACAAATAAAGAAACGTATCTGGCTTGTTTTTACGATAAAGATTTTAATGTGCTACCGGGAACAGGAATAAGATATCCGAAAAAGAGTTTGGAGCAGATGAATATCATGGTTGATATTCCGGATGCTGCGATTTATGCCCGTTTTTCTTATAATATCTATAATATTCCCAATTTTAATCCATTGGAATATTATTCCAATGTTATATCTTATTATTTGTCGCAAAGCGTACAAAAACCTTATGCTGGTCAAAGAATTTTATCCTTGGGGGACAGTTATACCTTCCTTAACTATTATGGTAAATATCTTGCCAATGCAACAGGATGTATGCAGAGGGGCAGAGGACAAAACGGTAATTTCTTAAATAGCTTTGTAAACGATTCCTATACAGGTTCTAGTGGATCTATAGATGAAGAATTTAATGCGGAATTATTAGCTTCTTATGATATTGTAACAATAATGGGCGGTACTAATGATTATGGTCATAGCGCTCATACATTAGGAAGTTTAGATACAATGGAAGAAGATGCAAAATTAGGTAATAAATGTACTACCATTTACGGCGCCGTGTATTATTTAATCAATAAGATATTGACTTTGAAACCATCTATCAGAATTTATTTTGCCACACAGCCATACAGGCTGTCTTATGAAAATGATGCAACGGGACCGGGTGGGTATGAACCCAATGCACAAGGGTTGACCATGGAAAAAATTGCAGATGCCATAATTGATGTTTGTGGGCATTATGGAATCCCTGTTTTTGATTTTTATCGTTGTAGCGGTTGGAATCCATGGACTGTCAGATTTAAAGACCCGGAAAATCCCAAGGTAGGTGATGTGGTGGATAATAAATATACTTATGACGGATTACATCCTAAAGCGGGTAAAGGGAATGGAGCGGATTTACTGGGCACATCTTTTGGCGCATTTATAAATTCTCATTAAAAAACATATTATAAATTTCGAGAAATTATTAAACAAGAACTAATCATCAGAATAATAAACCATCTGTCCGTAGAAGTACATCCGGATGCGGAATGGTAAAAGTAGAACAGAATATATGGAACTTAATACAATAAACAAAACAGGAACTTGGAGCGAAACGGCAGACCGCATCAACAGCAACTTTAGCAAGATCTCCATTGAGGTTGAAGAGATAAAGCAGAACGGCGGTGGCGGCAGTGGTGGCGGGGGCGATGTCACTAACGCTGACCATGCCACATCTGCATACACGCTGGATAAGAATACGCCTGTGCTTGACTGGTTCTTATCCGCGCTGAACGATGATGATGCGCAAGGCATAATCAATTTTCTTAAAGGTCTGAAAATATCCGGGAATTTGGTAAGCCGCATTGTGAAGCAGGGTGACAAGGATGTTACCTACACCGATGAAGACGTGATGAGCGCATTGCGTGTAATGATTGAGATAGAGAACAGTGTGGAGAAGATGAAAGAGATATTCTTGCGGAAGGACGTGGCGGATTCCACTAAGTACTTGTTATCCTTACTGGGCGGAACCGTCATCAAGAAATACGCCAAGTTCGGTGATTTCGTTACCGGTGTTTCTGGAGGTTACATCGGTGAGGACGCCCGTGCCGAGCTGGAGGCTTTGGTCCTGCGCAGCTCTCTGAGTGTACCAGAACTTCGTTTCAACCGTCAGACCTATTTTGAAGGATATAATACTATAAGTCCCGGCGGAGGGCTGAAGATAAAAAGCTTTGTCGCCAATAGTGACGGCAGCTATACTGTCATCCCTGATCTGGAGGATGGTGTACCGCTGGGACAGAAGCCGGACGATATCCTCCTAGGCTTCTGGCATGACAAAAGCGTCACTACCGGTGACTTTATTGGTTTCCGGAAAATACAGTACCGTATCACTTCCGCAGATTACGACGAGAAGACATTCGTGATGGTTCCGCGTCCCGGATATGAGTTCGTTCCCCATAACGAGATGCGTCTCGGACAGACGGGGAACTTCACCGACAAGGAGCGTCAGACTTATATCATCATAGACGTGCGTGACGGTAACTGCTGCATCACCCTTGTTGACAATGCCAACACCTGGGACCCGGAGCCGGCACAGATGAAGAGCTGGTTCGGCAAGAAGAAGGGTATGACCATCAACGGGATCAACTGCGACAGGTTCTCGGCAGTATTGCAGGATATCATCATGACGGGATTGATTTTTCAAATTGATGAAATTACCGGTAGCACAGTCCGCGTTCCTATCGACTTCCCTAGCTGGGAGCCGGGCAGGAAGTATGCGTATTATTCCCGTGTGCCCCATAACGGTTCCACATGGTTGTGCGTCAATGACAAGGGCACTACTTCCGAGCCATCCGAAAACAATCCGGACTGGCTTGTATCAGCCGCCAAAGGTGACAAGGGTGATCCGGGACTGTCTGTAATAGGTGGCGGTCATTGGGAATCCTCTAAGACCCCATACGAGGTCAATACCATGGTCACTTTGGCGGGCTGTGTTTTTATCTCCAAGGTGAAAACATCCAATCCTCCCATCAGGATCGCAAGGTTCAAGAATGGCAGT